CAGGGTAATACTTACACAAGAATACCTATAGAAGCGAATGGATTTGAGTATTCAATAGCAAGAAAGACAAGACCTAGACCAACTATCAGAATAAGTAATTTACTGTCACAGGTTTCAGCATTAATGGTACAGGCAAATTTGACAACACCAAAGAATGATCTAAATGGTGCAAAATTTAAAAGAATTGTTACTTTACTTAAATTTATAGATAATGCAAATTTTGAATCTGGAGTAAACCCTTTCGGTACACCAGCTAACAATACCTATGAGAATCAGACTTTCTTTATAGATAGAAAAACTATAGAGAGTAAAGATTTTGTAGAATTTGAGTGTGTTTCTGCATTAGACTTGCAAAACCGATCTGCACCAAAGAGAATAATAACAAGAAAAGAATTTCCTTCAGTTGGTACGTTTGCATGAACAGTTGGCAGAAAAAAGCACTACAACACGCTAAAGATGCTTTACCTAATGAAAGTTGTGGTTTAGTTGTTGAAATAAATAATAAAGAAGAGTATTTTCCATGTAATAATGTTGCAGTAGAAGGTATTAATAGTTTTACTATTGATCCAGAAGATTGGGTAAAAGCAGAAGATAGTGGAACAGTCTTACATATTTGTCACTCTCATCCAAACGGTGATCTTACAGCTTCAGAAGAAGATATTGAAAACTGTAATTATATAGGACTATCTTGGTTTATTTTCGATCCACTTAATGATAAAGTTCAGGAATTAAAACCAGAAGTATTAAAGCCTCTACTTAATAAAAGTAAATTTATAGATAGAGAAAGACGAAATGATGAACAAGGGTTACGTAAAATTAAAGTTTATGGAAGATTGGCTGAATTATTAGGTTGGCACGTTAACTATGCAGATGTAAAAAATATTAAAGATGTCTATAAATATTTTAAGTCTAATAATCCTAATATTGAAAAATACTTAAATACAGAATATAACATTATTAAATTAGATAACAATCCGATTCAAAGTATCGAAGAAATGACAATGGATAGCGAAGGAGATATAACAATAATCCCAGTGGTTTCTGGTGCTATCATCTGGTTTATAGCAGCAGCAGCAGCAATAGGTGGTGGTGCAGCCGTAGCTGCTATTGGTACTTCAGTTGCGATAGCTATTGGTTCTGCCTTGATAAGTGTGGGTATTAGTATGGCGATTCAAGGAGTAACAAATATGTTATTTCCTCAACAGCAACCAGATATAGGCGATATAGGTATCGGTGAAACAGACACACGGATGAATTATTCTTTTAACGGTATTCAAAACGTCAGCCGTAGTGGAGTTTGCATACCACTCATTTATGGAGAAGTATTTACTGGTTCTATTGTGGTTAGTTCTGGAACTGATACTGCCCCTGTATCTTTTGGAGGTTAATACATGACATTACCACGTAATACAGGTGACTTTAGATGGAGAAGGCATGACTTCTCTTATAATAAAGGTTCAGAGGGTTTAAGGTATTACGATTCAGAAATGAAAGAAGGCGAGATTGGTTCTCGTCAAAATATAACTACAGTCGATGTAATTTGTGAAGGAGAAATAGCAGGTTTCCCATCTGCTGTGGATGCAGGACATACATTAGGAACAGATGATTATCATAGAACAGCTTTAAAAGATGTTTTTCTAAATAATGTTCAAGTGCTGAAAGAAAGTGCATCTAATACAGCACCAGATGACAGTGATTTTAATTTTGGTACGAATGATACAAGACCTGCTTTTATACCAAAAGTAGGTAAATCAGATCAAAAAAATATTAGAGGAATAGCAGAAACAGAAAGAGATAGATCTGTTGGTGTTACTGTAACTGATTCTCAATCTCAAACTATTTCTATAACAGATACAAATGTTGAGGGTGTAAGAGTAACTATTGGTTTTCCACGATTATCAAAAGTTGAAGAGGATGGAAGTATAAGCGGAACAACTGTTAATTATAAAATAGAACTTAAAGACCAGGCCAATTCTTTAATCAGACAAATAGTACATGAAAAATCAGATAGTGATGTTGCTTCAAAAACAATAACAGGAGCAACCGTTACAGGTAAATCAACTTCTCCTTATTTTAAAGATCATATTATTGTCTTTCCTCTTAATCCTGATGGAACTTCTAGTGTGACTGACTCTGACTTTCCCTTAACAGTTACAGTATCAAGAATTACAGCAGATAGCACAGATGCTTTATTAATAAATGCTTTTGAGTTTACATCTATAACTGAATTAATTTTCGAAAGACCTACATTTGCGAATACTGCTGTTGCTGCCCTACGTTTTGATGCAGAAATATTTCGATCAATACCTAGACGTATGTACCGTATTCGTGGAAGGCTTATAAAAATACCACACAACGCAACTGTAAGATCAGATGGTTCTTTATCTTTTAGTGGAGATTTTAACGGTTCGTTAAAAACTGATAAAGAATGGTGCAATGATCCAGCATGGGTTCTTTATGATTTACTCTCAGAATCAAGAGCAGGATTTGGTGACTTTATAGCAGAAACAGAAATAGATAAATTCGCTTTTTATGATGCTTCTGTTTATAACTCTGAATTAATTGATAACGGTCAGGGTGGTACTAGTCCTAGATTTAGCTGCAATATTGTAATTCAAAAAAGCACTTCTGCTTATACTTTGCTTGATCGAATCGCATCAATAATGAGAGCTAGTTTGTTTCTTGAAGATGGAAAAATAACTTTGACACAAGATAGACCTACTACGAGTACATATTTCTTTTCATATTCAAACGTTACAGAAGATGGATTTGTTTACACAGGAGCTAGTCAAAGAACTAAAGATACAGTAATTAACGTCAAATATTTCCAAAATGAAACTAGGTCATTTGAGTATGAAACTGTTGAAGATACTGCTGCTAATCAGTCAAAATATGGTGTTGTTGTAAAAAATATAGAAGCAATCGGATGTAGCGATCAGGCACAAGCCAGAAGAATGGGTCTATGGCATTTATTTACACAAAACAATGAAACAGAAACAGTATCTTTTTCAACAGATGCTTCTGCTGGTTCTTTAATTAGACCTTCGCAAATAATAACGATCCAAGATCCTGTCAGAAGTGGTTTAAGAAGATCAGGAAGAATAAAAGCTGCGACAACAACTGAAATTACTGTAGATAGTACCAAAGATTTACCAACTGAAGCAGAGACAGGGGATCAATTATCAGTTATTCTTACCGATGGATCGTTAGAAACAAAAACAATATCAACCATATCTGGATCTGTAATAACAGTTTCTAGTGCTTTTAGTTCTGCTCCTCAAGTTTTCAGTAATTGGTTACTTCAAAGAGCCACTACAGAGACAGAAGATTTTAGAGTTTTATCAGTATCAGAAGAAAATAATTTATTCACAATAACAGCAATGTTTCATAATTCTTCAAAATACGCTTTTGTTGAAGATGGTGCAGCTATAACACCACCTGTCATAAAAAATCTAATTGAATTAAAACCTTCTCCTAGTGATTTAACCGCAGAAGAACTCATTGTTGTCTTAGGAGATAGAGCAGTTAGTAAAATAATTTTAAGTTGGCAGCCAGTATCAGGTGTCTCACAGTATTCAGTAAAACATAAATTAAATAGTGGAAGTTTTCAGACAATTATTGTTCAAAGTCCAGTTTTTGAAATTTTTGACTCAGAGTTAGGAACTTATGAATTTGAAGTATTTAGCTATAATGCTTTGTTTGAACCCAGTGTTGAACCCTCTCCTTTAACTTTTATAGCCAAAGGTAAAACTGCTTTACCTGCTGATGTCACAGGTTTATTAGTAGAGCCTGTATCAGATCAATTACTACGATTACGTTTTAATCAGTCAACAGATGTTGATGTATTACATGGAGGAAATGTAGTTGTAAGACATAGTAATTTAACCAATGGTAATGGTACTTTTACTAATTCTGTTGATATTATTCCTAGATTACCTGGATCTGTCAGTGAAACACTTGTTCCAGCGATTGATGGTGAGTATATTTTAAAATTTAGAGATGATGGCGGCAGATTAAGTTCTGGAGAGGCATCTGTTGTAGTAACAAATCCTGACCCTTTACCTAAATTAGTTACTTTTACAGATAGAGAAGATACAGATTCACCTCCTTTTGCTGGTACGAAGGTAGATTGTTTTTTCAGTGAAGATGTTAATGGTCTTGTTCTCGGATCATTAGAAACATTAGATGATGTAACAGATTTTGATGCTATCGCTGACTTTGATTTCTTAGGTGCTGTTGATATTACTGGTGGTAGTTATGATTTTGCAAATATTTTAGATTTAGGTTCTGTTCACCCTTTAAGACTTACACGACATTTTGTAACACAAGGTTTTTATCCTAATGATTTAGTTGATAAAAGAACAGCAAATATAGATACTTGGACCGATTTTGATTCAGCTACAGCATTTGATGTCAATGCAAAACTGTTGGTGGCAACAACAACTACTGCTCCTGGTAATGGTTCTAGTTATCAGGATAGTGATTTTACAGGCAAGACATTTAACACTTTTGCTAATGGAACTCATATAGGAAGAGGATTTAAATTTAGATGTGAAATGGATAGTGATGACCCTGCACAAAGTATTGAGATAGATCAGTTGGGATATACAGCAGAACTTGATAGGAGAACTGAACAAAAAAGTAACTTAAGTTCTGGTACATCTGCATCTGGTCTTGCTGTTACTTTTGACCATGCATTTTTCACAGGTGCTACTGGTACTGCTGTTGCAGCAGGCTCGCAACTACCTAGTATTGGTATTACTGCTAATGATTTAGCAGCCAGTGAAACCTTTATTATTTCAAGTATTAGCGGTTCTGGATTTACAGTAAAATTTATTGATGGTAGTAGTAATGCTGTAAATAAAACATTTAGTTATACAGCAGTAGGTTTCGGACGTGGTAGTTAGTGTTGGTTTAGGATATACTTAGAGAAAATTTTGGATTAGGAAATGGCACAACACGATTATGTTATAGATAACTCCACTGGAGCAAACGTCAGAACTGATATAAATAATGCTTTATTAGCAATTTCAAGTAATAATTCTGGATCGTCTGCACCAAGTACGAACTACGCAAGTCAATTTTTTGCCAATACAACATCAGGCAATATGCAGCTAAGAAATACTGCTAATAATGCTCATATAAATTTATTTAGTCTTGCTGGTGCGCCAGCTTTTCCTTTAGATGGAACAATAAATTCAATAAATATAGGTAAAGGAGCAAACTCTGTTGCTGGTAACACTGTTCTTGGAGAAGGTGCTTTAGATGCTTCTGTATCTGGTGGAAGTAATACTGCGATTGGTAAAGATGCATTAACAGCTAATACCTCTGGAACTCAAAACACTGCTGTGGGTGCAAGTGCGTTAGATGCGAATACAACTGGTTCTAACAATTCTTGTCTTGGACAGGGAGCTTGTGGAGCTAATACAACAGGAAATAACAACACTGCTATCGGTAGATTTGCCTTAAATGAAAATACTACAGGTATTGAAAACGTAGCTGTGGGTTTAAGTGCTTTGCGAGTTAATACTGAAAGTGGTAACACAGCAGTAGGAAAATCTGCATTAGAATTAAACACAACTGGAACAAACAATGTAGCTGTCGGTGCTTATGCCTTAGATGCTAATACTACCGCAAGGTTTAATACTGCATTAGGTTATGAAGCTTTAACAGCTAACACCGCAGAAGATAACACTGCGGTTGGACATGATGCATTAGCTGCTAACACAAGTGGAACACAAAACACTGGTATAGGAGGGAATGTTTTAGATGCAAATACGACTGGCAATTACAACACCGCAGTTGGTATGCACGCTTTAGGACAAAGCACTACAGCAAGTAATAATACCGCAGTTGGAAGAAAAGCATTAGGAGCAAACACAACTGGAACTGAAAATGTAGCGGTAGGTGCTTCTGCGTTAGATGCTAACACTACAGGAGTTAGAAATATTGGTATTGGATTTGGTGCTTTGGGTTTCAATACTACAGGAGAAAGAAATGTATCTATAGGTCGTGGAAGTATGGGTAGTAATACTACCGCAAGCAATAATACTGCTGTTGGAGAAAATGCTTTGCATACAAACTCAACTGGATCTGTAAACGTAGCCGTGGGAGATAGTGCTTTAGATTCTAATACTACAGGAGGAAATAATGTTGCTGTTGGTGTAAATTCCTTAGGACAAAACACAACTGCTAGTGACAATACTGCTATAGGTACAGGTGCTTTAGGATTAAACACAACTGGAGCAGAAAACACTGGTGTTGGTAGGTCTGCTGGACTAAACTTACTAACTGGTGGTAGTAACACTTGTGTTGGAAGTGAAGCAGGGCATGACTTAACTACTGGAAGTAATAACCTTTTGTTAGGTAAAAATGCTGGCAGGAGTAATTCACCATCAGGAACACTATCAACTTCAGACAACATTGTTGTTTTAGGTAATGATAATATCACGACATTAATGTGTGCTGATACATCTATTAGTGCTTCTGATTCACGAGATAAAACAGATATAACAGATTTTACTAAGGGCTTAGACTGGATTAAAGCACTTAGACCTGTGACCTACAGATGGGATAGAAGAACTTGGTATGGAACAGAAGAAGAGCCTTATGGAACACCTGATGGTTCAAAGAAAAGAGCTAGACTTCATATTGGATTTTTAGCACAAGAAGCATTAGAAGTTGAAAAAGCTAATGGGTATGGATCATCTAATGATGATTCACTTATATGTAACCTTACTGAAGATGGTATGAAATATGGTCTTAAATACGAAAGATTTGTACCAATACTTGTAAATGCTATAAAAGAACTATCAGCAAAAGTCACAGCCCTCGAGGCAGGGTAAACTACAGGTAACTTAATTTTTAATTATGGAAGAAAAAACCGTAGATGAAATCGCTAAGATTTTTACAAATGCAGGTGATAGCGTAACTGTCATCAACACCGCTAAAACATCAGATGAAACTGATGATGAATACAAGGACAAGATCAAGCGTAATGTAGAGCATCTTGAAATTATCAAGGCTTACAAAAAACTAGATGGAACAA